GCGGCGCACCTGCGCGATACGACGGCCTGCACGATCACCTGGACAGCGCCCGACGGCAGGCAGGTACAGAAAACGCGCGTGTGGTCGTGCATCGAGGGCAAGCCGCATCACGTTTTCGTTCCCGGCGGCCGGCTGGACAACGATCTCGTCGTGGACTACATCCGCGAGGAGCTGATGCGCGACTACGAGGTGCCGCTCGTGGTCTATGACGAGCGCTATTTCACCGAGCAGGCCAAGCGACTAGGCGAGGACGATGCCCTCATGGTCGTGGAGATGCGGCAGTCGATGGGAGAGATGCGCGAAGCGTGGTCGCTCTGGTACGACGCGATCAACATGGGAACCTCGCCGTTACTTGCACACGACGGCGACGCGATCTACGCGGCGCACGTCCGCAACTGCATGGCACGCAAGCGAGACGACGGCTCCTGGCACGTCTCGAAGGCGGCGAGCGAGAAGCCGATCGACGCCGTGGCCGCTGGTGCCATGAGTCTCTACGGAGCGGTGAATCTCATCGAGGAGCGGCCCTCGGCTATGGTGGCCTTCGCATAGTCCGATAGGCAGCCGTGATGGCTGCCACGAAGTCGCCGGGCGCTGTGCGCCGCTTCTTCCTGGGTGAGCCGCCGTCGTTGGAGCTCGAAAGAGCGCAGGCGCTCTCGCTGCAGCAGTACCTCTCGTACTTCAACTACAACGGCCACCAGTATCCCCTTAGCGGCCTTACGACGACGCTCGGCTCGAAGGAGGAAGAGCCGACAGCGAGTTTCCAGGGCTACGTCGAGTGGGCGTACTACAACAACCCGGTCGTCTTCGCCTGTATGGAGGTTCGCCGCGCTCTCTTCTCGGAGGCCCGCTTTCAGTTTCGGCAACTTCGCTTCGGACGTCCCGGCGACCTCTTCGGCAACGCCGACCTTTCGATCCTCGAGACGCCCTGGCCGAACGGTACGACCGGCGATCTCCTGAGCCGCGCGATTCAGGACGTCGACCTGGCCGGCAACTTCTACGCCGCACGCCAGGGCGCTCAGATCATGCGCATGCGCCCGGACTGGGTGTCGATCGTACTCGGCTCGCAAATGGACGAGGACGATCCTGCGCTCGCGCTCGATGCTGAGATCGCGGGCTATCTCTACCACCCCGGCGGCTACTTCTCCGGCGAGGAACCCGTGCCGCTCCTGCCCGAGCAGGTGTGCCACTTCGCGCCCACTCCGGACCCGCTCGCACGCTTCCGCGGAATGTCCTGGCTGACGCCGGTCGTGCGCGAAGTCATGGCCGACTCGTCGATGACCTCGCACCGGCAGGAGTTCTTCGAGAACGGCGCCACGGTCAATCTCGCGATCGGCTTCCCCGCCGAGACGTCGAAGCAGCTTTTCGACAGCTACGTGGAGGCGTTCAAGCAGAAACACGAAGGGGTCGCGAACGCCTACAAGACCGCCTTCCTCGGTGGCGGCGCACAACCGATCCCGATCGGCTCGAACATGCAGCAGATCGACTTCAAGGTCGTGCAGGGCGCAGGTGAGACGCGCATAGCGGCGGCTGCGGGCGTTCCTCCCGTCATCGTAGGGCTGAGCGAAGGGTTGGACGCGGCCACGTACTCGAACTATTCACAGGCTCGCAGGCGCTTCGCCGATGGAACGATGCGCCCGCTGTGGCGCAACGTCGCCGGCTCGCTCGCCACGATCATCGCCGTCCCAGGCGCTTCCGAGCTCTGGTACGACGACCGGGACATCCCGTTTCTGCAAGACGACATGATGGATCGCGCCAAGATTCAGCAGTCGCAGGCGGGGACTATCAACACCCTCATCATCGCCGGCTACAAGCCCGACTCAGTCATCGAGGCCGTTACTGCCGGCGACTTCTCCCGACTCATCGACGAGCACACCGGGCTCTTCTCGGTGCAGTTGCAACCGGCTGGCACCGATCCCAACCCGCCTGACCCCGCTAGCAACGGCGCGCCACCAACGCCGGCGCGTCCGATAGGAGCGAAGACATGAGCGAGACCGAGACCATCGTGGCCGAAGAGATTGCAGTCGAGTCCGAGCCGATGCTGTACCGGCTCTCCTCCCCCGACCTGCTCATTTTCCGCGACGGCGAAGAGCCGATGCTCGAGGGGCGAGTTGTCCCCTACGACGAGTGGTCGGAGATCGACTCGGTTGTCGAAGGGCACTTCTTCGAGCGCTTCGCTCACGGATCGTTCACGAAGACGCTGGCCGAGCGCTCCGACCGCGTGCGTGTCTACTTCGAGCACGGGCGTAGCAAGATTTTCGACTCGCAGCCGATCGCGGAGATCCAGGCGACCTGGGAGCAGCCCGACGGGGTCTACTTCCGCGCTTCGCTCCTCGACGGCCTCCCGGATCTCTTTCGAGACGGCCTACGGCGAGGACTCTATGGAGCCTCGGTCGGCGCCAAGGTGATTAAGGTCGACCGCTCGCGCTCCCCACAGAAGACCGAGCACAACCCGACGGGAATCGAAGAGCGCACGTACAAGGAAATGCGCGCCTACGACTACTCGATTACGCCGCGTCCCCACTACGCATCGGCGACGGTGGCGTTGCGATCCATCACCGACGACCTGCTTGTCGAGAGGCTCATGGAAGACCCCAAGCGCCTGCTCGACTTGATCGCACGAAGAGAGCAAGAACCGACTGAGCCGCAGCACTCCGAGCCTCGGGAGGAGCCTGATAACCAGGCTTCCGAGGAGAGCCGCAGCACTCAGCCAGTCCACGACTACCTAAACCGGAAGGAAGGAGATCCATCGTGGCGGCTGTAACGAAGGACGAGATCCGCACAGAGATTGCGGATCGCAAGGCGCGGCTCGAGGCAATCGACGCGGAGAACGCCGGCGAGCGTTTCGACGAGGTGACCCGGAACGAGTGGAACACCTTGAACACCGAGGTCGACGAGCTAGAGGCGCGCGTCGAAGAGCTGATTGCTCGCGAGGAGAGGCTCACGTCTCTCTCGACTCGAACCGAGAGCATGGAGCGGATCGAGATGCCGCAGGTTCACCGCCCTGGCGCAGTAAGAGGCGAGGACATCTATGACCTCGCAACCATCGAGCGGTCGTTCGATGACCCGAGTGTCGAGGATGAGCAGCTTCGCGACCGCGCCATGCGCGCTGTCGAGTCGGCGAACTTCCCTCTCCGCTCGGAGGAGGAGGCGCAGGGGCAGATTGGGTGGCTCGTGGACAACATCCACGGCTCAACGTCCGAGTTCGCACGGCATCTGCTCTACACGGGCTCGCCTGCGTACAAGCGGGCGTTCACGAACTACCTTGCCGCTGACCCTCAGATGCCGGCTGCGTCGCTGACGGAACGCGAGCAGGGCTTGCTCAAGCGTGCAGCTTCGCTGACCACGACGGCTGGCGGGTTCGCGGTTCCCTTCGTACTCGATCCGACGGTCATTCAGACTGGCTCGGGCGCGATCAATCCCTATCGCACGGTCGGGAACGTCATTCAGATCAACGTCGACGAATGGCGCGGAGTTTCTTCGGCAGGAATCACGGCGGCGTTCGCGGCAGAGGCAGCAGTCACGACGGACAACGCTCCGACGCTCGCTCAGCCGACGGTGTCGACGGAACGTGCGCAGGCGTTCGTGCCCTTCTCGATCGAGATCGGGCAGGACTGGGGCTCCTTCGCTTCCGAGATGGCGATCATGCTCGGCGACTCGAAGGACGTGCTCGAGGCGACTAAGTTCGCGGTCGGCTCTGGAACGAACGAGCCTTTCGGTGTCATCACCGGAGCGACGACGGTGTTCACGGCGTCGAACACGAACTCCCTGGTGGTTGCGGACATCTACGGCGTCCACAATGCCCTCGGCCCGCGCTTCCGCAGGTCCGCAACCTGGACGATCCGCAACGAAGTCGCCGACAGAATCCGGCAGCTCGACACGGCCGGCGGCGCCAACCTGTGGATCGACAACCTGCAGCTCCGCTCGGCGGCGGTTCCCAACTCGTTCACGGATGGACGCATGGGAGCCGGTCTGCTCGGGAAAGCTGCCTACGAGGCAACCGGCCAGTCGGGAACGTTCACGACTGGGCAGTTGATCGGAGTCATCGGCGACTACGGCTACTACAAGATCGTGGACCGAGTCGGCCTCACGATCGAGACCATCCCGCACATCTTCGGTGCCGCACAGGGCAACCTCCCGACTGGTCAGAGGGGTCTTTACGCATATTGGAGGGTGGGCGCAAAGGTCTTGGATGCGAATGCATTCCGGACTTTGAAGTTGGCATAAAGCGCCAACTCGACAGGGATAATGGAGCTATGACGAATGAAATCGCATGGGCCGCTGGACTCTTCGAAGGCGAAGGCACTCTCAACGTTTATCGAAGGTCCAGCGGCAAGCTCCAGGTGCAAGTCCGTCTTGGAATGACCGACCGCGACGTGGTGGAAAGGTTTCTACGAGCATCGAAAGTGAAGGTGATGGCGTAATGGCAGAGGCAGCGAAGAAGAAAGTCGAAGCGGTCGACGAGACCCCTTCGGGCAAGGCTCTTGCCGAAGTCGGAAACCTCGACGGCGAGAAGGTCAAGCACGACGGTTACGAAGAGGCCAACGCACATGGCGAGAAGTACGTCGCCGCGAAACGAAAGCATCGCTGGGGCTAGGCCGGCGAATCACTGGGGCGGGTCTCCTAGCGGCCCGCCCCTC